TCTGAATGGCTTGAGCTTCTTTGCGACAGCAAACCTTTCGCCGCCAGCAAACTTAACGAACGGCTTTGGCAACGCAAACTGTCTCTGCACTCCCTGAGCCGAAGAGAAGTTCCGATATCCTATCGTCTGATCAAAGAGCTCCACCAGGGCAATGTCAACATCCTCAATCCCACAAGACGGAATCCAAAAAGAGCCCGAAGAACCAACAACACTATCCAGACCAGTATCATCGCCAACCAACGAATAACCGGTTGGCAGTTGATCAACATAACCACCAAGCCTAGGCACGTTCTGTCTGACAACGTTTCCAGTGGGTGTTAGCGGCGACTTGTTCTCGTCGTTCACCCCGTTCATGCTATCAGTCATAGATACCTGCCTTTGGTGGCGGTGGATCGTTCACAAAGGTCGTCACCTTCTCATTCGGATTCTCGGTCCGCTCATTCGGTGCAACCTTTCTTGGGCCTGTGCCCAAGGCAATCTCGGCCATGTTCCCACCAAGTCTC